CCACCACGATTGCCGCGAACCCGCTGGCGAACTACAGGCTGGAGAGTAGCCGGCAAGTTTACCGTCGGGTGCTGGCAGGTGTGGAAACAACCGCCAGCAAGGCGAAGAAGTATTGGTTCATGGGTGACTTCAAGAAGGCGTTTGCCTACATGGAGAACTGGCCCATTACAGTCACGCAAGCACCCGCCAATGCCGAGGCCGAATTCGAGCAGGACATCGTGGTCCAGTTCAAGGCGTCCGAACGTGGTGTGGCGGCGGTGATGAATCCCCGGTTTGTAGTGCGGTGCTACGATACCTAAAGCGTTGCGGAGCACACCCCCGGGTGTAATTCCTGCCCTGACACCCGGGGGTGTCTGGATCAACCAATGCCGACGAATCATGAAGACACCTACTGTACGGTAGCTAAGAACGGCACCGCCACGCTACTGGCCCGTGTCGTTGGGGCCGATGGTGCGAACATTGCCCAGGCGGACATTTCGTCCATCACGTATGCGGTATGGCTGTTAGACGAACAGGATGCCGATAGCCGTACGGCCGTAACGGGCCATGGATCAACGGCCCTAGTAGTTGCGGATGTGGTGTTCAACACGCTACAGACGGATGCGATTTGGACTAAGGACTCGACGGGTTACAACTTCGCCCATACGGTGCCGATCAGTGTCAACCAGGCTTTCACAATAGCGGGGCGGGAGTACCTGGTTGAGTATCGGTTGACGCCGGCAAGTGGCGAGGTGATTGTTTTGCGGTTCAGGATAGCGGTGATCTAACATGGCCGACGCCGATACTCTAGCGACGATTAAAAGCCAGACGCTGGCTGTGATTGAAGAAATCACGTTGAACCCGAAACCGAACTACAACATCGACGGCCAGAACGTGGCATGGGGTACGTATCTCAAGCAGCTTATGGAAACGGTAACGTGGTGCGATGGGCAACTTGCCGGCGAGTCGCCGGTTGAGATTCATTCGCAGGGGTACACATAAGTGGTAACGCTGGACTTGTCGACAGACTTGATCGACGTAGCGGACAACCTTGAAGCCATCACGGTTGACCGTCGGGGATCGTCTGACGATACGGCGGTTACGCACGCTTTGCAGCGTGCGGTCAGGACGCGAGAGTTGGCGGCCAGTGACGGCAGGTATCTCACGGGGGATGTGCGGTGGCATTTACCTAAGACAGAGTGCGGGACCAGCCCGGCATTAGGTGATGCAATCGAGGACGCGGCCGGTGACCGATGGACCGTGCTTGACGTTCAAGAGGCTACGTTGTCAACGCGATGGGGATGCACTTGTCGTAACCTGGCAATCGTGCACGGGCTTGACGACGTTATCCGAATTGAAGAGGCGACCTACAGCAAAGGCACCGGTGGGGCCCAGATAGCGACATGGCACACCTGGAAGACCGGGATTCGAGCACGGATACAAGAGGTATCGGCGACACCCGAGACCGATACGGGTGCACGCGGGATGGCACGGGACTACGAGGTTTATCTGGCGGCCGATGTAAATGTGAACCACACGCATCGAATCGTCGGCCTAGACGCAACGATCTATCGGATTCGCGGTAGCCGTCGGCTGGACGACATCGAGGGAATACAAGTCATCGAGGCAGAGCAATGGTAGCGGTCCTACAGTGGAACGGCCCGGCTGTACTAAGTCTGACCCAACGGCAGGTGATGGCGGGGATCGACGCCGCGTCGATGGAACTATACGTCATTGCGAGAAAGAAGGCTTCGGTGGCGAACACGGGAGCTAAAGGCGGGCAAAAGCGTGGCGCGGGCGGCAGGTTTCTGAAACGATCGAAGACTTCGTACCGCAATTCGTCCAAGCCGGGCGAGAGCCCACGCCGCCGGACCGGTGCTGGCCAGCGGGGAATCACAAGACAACGATTTCCAGACATGTTGATGGCTAGAGTCGGTTACTTGATGAACGTCAAATACATGGCCTACCACGAAGTCGGTATCCGTTACCGCCGGGCAGGCTTTCAGAAGCGGCCCACGATCGTGCCGGCCTTCACGGAAAACAAACAAGCTATCGAAGCCGCATTCTGGCGGGGAGCGAGCCGGGTATCGTGAACCTTTCGCAAGTCATACATACACGATGGGCAGCGGATGTAACCTTGAACGGGTTACTAGCCGCCAGCACCAAGGTAGTGACGGGCCGCCACTTCGCTGAGGACCCGGGAACCAGTTGGGCCTGGATCGAAATGCTTGGCGGACCGTATGAAACCCGTATGAACAGTGAGATTGCGGTAGCGGCCGTCACGGTACGGTTTACCGTCCACTACGCGGTTGACGGAGCTGACAACCATACGTCTTGCAACACGGCCTGCAATGCAATTCATGATGTTTTCGACAACGAGGATTTTGCATTGGCGAATTCCGACCAGGTGTTGTGCATGCGGGCGAACGGTATCCCGGTCGAAATGCAAGACGAAGAAACGGGCGAGTGGGAATTCACAGTTGAGTATACATGCCGAGTCAGGCTGGCAGTAGGACGGTAACCGATGGCAGACGCTTGTAATGCCGAAATCATCGCAAGGGTTGGGTACAAGTGGACCACGGGTCACGATGACGAGATTGTCGATGACGAGAGCCTGAAGTATTCGGAGAAGCTGGCCGATGGCAGCGGTGATAACCAAGTGGAGGGCGGCTGGTCGGACTTGGATGCGACACTGCTTGACGGTGCGTCGGTCACCTATGACTTGACGACTTTGTCGCGGACGGTTTTCGGCGACACGGTCACGGTTACTTTTGCTACCGTCAAGGCCCTCCAGATAGTCAACACGGCCACAAGCGGTGGGCGGTTGATCATTGGAGCGGCGGCGGCGAACGAATGGTCAGCACCGTTCGGATCGGACGGCGACACACTTCACGTCGAGCTTGACAGCCCCGTATTGCTGGGTTGTCGCAAGGCTGGATGGGACGTTGACGCGACAAATAAGAATCTGAAACTTACCGCGAGCGGCGGTGATGTAACGTACTCGATTACGATCGTCGGCACCATAACGGGCGGCGGTTCAAGTTCGTAGAACTCACACAAGAGAGGAGAGTTCAATGGCTGCAATCAGTGGAAAAGATGGCACGGCGTATCACGACGGTACGATGTTACCGGAACTTACGGAATGGAATGCCACGACCACATCGGCGAATGATGCCTATGCGTCGAACGCGACGTCCGGCTGGAAGAATCGCAAAGGTGGAACCAAGGACTGGACTGGATCGTTTGCGTGCAAGAGCATCCCTGCCCTCAGTGCCGGCGACGAAATCGCAGTAGTTTTCTACGACAACGAGAACATCTGGACCGGCAATGCGATTGTCGATGAAGAGGGAGTGGCGTGCGACATCAACGATGGCACGATCGTTACCCATACGGTTCCGATTTCAGGCCGTGGGGAACTTGCCAAGACCACCGGCTCTTCGCCGTGATGAAGGGAGATACGAATGGCAGAGTCAATCGAGGAACTGCTTGGTTTGGGCAAGCGGATAACTATCGGGGGCAAGGACTATGAGCTAAGCCCCCTGGTCGCACGCGATTGGGCCGAGATCCAACGGGAGATTCTGAAAGACCGGCCGGACCCTGTAGCGACGTCGCAACGGCTAGTTGCCACTTTGGACAAGGACGATCCGTTGCGACGGGAGTTGCTACTGAAAGCATACGATGACGCGAACTTTGCAAAACAGGTCACGGCTCGTGAGCTTGAAACGTGGCGGGTAACGATCGACGGCGTGCAGTTCCAGTTCTGGTTGATCCTCCGCCACAAGCAACCCGACGTCACCAAAGCCCAAGCCCTTGCTCTTTTCGAGCAATTCGCCACCGAGTCATTTCAACCCAAGCTGGAACAACTCAAGGCAATGATTCCGAACATTACGAAGGAAGACCTCCAGGCCGTAATGGAAGATCACGGCGATGTGTTGCTGGCGTCTTTTGTGGTGGAACACAGTGGGCTGCCGGGAAAAAACCCGGCGAGCCCGACTCAGCAGAAGACGAATCATGGGACCGACCACTCCCGTGGGCAAACTGGTTCCGGCGGCTGAGTTGGGCTAAGAAGTATCGGTATGCACAGATCGGCGACATGACAATCGCTCAGATATTCTCCGAGCTACGCGAGAAGCCGCCGGCCCGGGATGGACGTGGCGTACCGCTGAGCCAGGCACAGCAGATTCAAGCCGAGGAACACAGCCGCAAGGAACGGTGGCTAGAACGGATGCTGAGGTAAGCGAACATCATGGCAGCATCACGCCAATTAGCCAACGCTTACGTCACCGTCGGGGCCAACGACACGGCTTTTCAGGCCACTCTTGGGCGGATTCACGCCCGGCTCACAGCACTTAAAGCCCGCATGGAAGTGGTGTCTCGGGTTGCCAAGCGGATGTTTATGGCATTCGGGGCCGCGATGGCATTCGCGGTTTACCACTCGACTCGATTCGAGCAGAGTATGGCTAGGGTGAAAGCCCTGACGGGTGCAACCGGCGGGGCATTTGCCAAGCTCACGTCACAAGCCCGGGCGCTTGGTCGGACCACGCAATTCTCGGCTGCCCAATCGGCTGAGGCCATGAGTGCGTTTGCACTGGCGGGCTTCAGTGTCACCAAGATTATGCAGGCCATGCCGGCCACGCTCAATCTTGCGGCGGCGGGCCAGTTGCAGATTGGGCAGGCGGCCGACATCACAGCCAAGATCATGGCCGGGATGGGGTTGTCGGCAGGCGAGCTTACGGGTGCGGTAGACATTCTCGCCAAGGCTTTCACAACCGCCAACACAGACCTGCCGATGTTGGGTGAAGCCATGAAGATGGTGGGGCCGGTCGCCAAAGCCGCTGGCAAGGACTTGACCGAAGTGGTGGCGATTATCCAAGTGTTGTCGAACGTCGGCCTGCAAGGAACGATGGCCGGTACAGGGCTTCGCATGGTGTTGGTCGGCATGGCCAAGAATGGCAAGGAAGTCAAAAAGGTGTTCGGTTCGCTGGGGGTGGAGATTAAGGACTCGACTGGCAAGATTCGCCCGATGGCGGACATTGTCGACGACTTCAATGCGGCCTTAAAGCGTACAGGGAAAGAAAACGATGCTCTCGGGATGAGTATGGCGGCATTCGGTGCAAGGGCCGGCAGTAGCTTTGTCGCTATGCTTGAACAGGGTGGCGACGAATTGCGACGGCTCGAAGGCCAGTTGCAAGACGCTGGCGGAACGGCGGCTGAGATTGCCGAGACCCAGATGAATACCTTGATCGGGGCACTCAAGTATCTCTGGAGTGCATTGTCGGACGTGGCGATCGAGCTTGGAAACATTTTTAATCCGATGATTCGCAAGGCGGCGGAGAACCTCACTCACCTGCTTGCGAGCATTGGCGAGTTGACCTCTAGTCAAAAGGATGCGATCAAGACCTGGACGTTGTTTGGTGCTTCCCTTACGGCAATAGTGGTGATCCTGGGGCCGTTGACCAAGGGACTACTAGGACTAGTGACTGCTGTGAAACTATTGGGGATGACTACCGGCGCGGCGGCTGCGGCAACAGGTGGCATCGGGTTGATCATCGTGGCCTTGGGTCTACTAGCGGCCGTCTGGGCTACGGCGAAAATGAAAGGCGAATCGTTCGGCGACACGCTGATGAAAATAGTTCATCAGACCACGGGCTTGCGAAACGCGGTAGTGGCATTACAAGAGACCTTAGACCAGGAAGCCGCTGCAAACAAGATGATGCAAGAGGCCGAGGAGATCATAGCGAAGGACCGGAAGAAACGAGCGAGAGAAGAGCTGAAGGAAATCAACGAGAAGATGGGTGCCGTCAAGGCATCGCTGGCGGGTAAAGGCGAAAAAGTTGAGGTAGAGGTAGAACCTGAACCGCCTGAGGGAATGCGTGGTCCTACGGCTGAACAGCGTAAGGGGTGGGGATTGCCAGAGATAGGGGAGCTACCGAAGCCGGACCCCAAGACGGCTCAGGATTGGAAAGAGGCGTTAGCAGAAAATCTTGCGCAGCACTCCGATGCTTTGCCAAAACCGGAAGCTCCGGCCGTGCCAGAGCAACCGAGCCTGCCAAAGCCCTTTACGCCCGAAGAGATTGAGGCAATGGGGCTGGGGCCGCCCGTAGACGAAGCGGCCGAGGGACTTGATAAGGCTGCCGAATCCGCGAAGAAACTCCAAGAGGAGATCAAGGCCGTAGAGGCGGAACTGGCAAAGGTGCTACAGGAACAAAAAGAGGCGGAACTGGCAAAGGTGCTACAGGAACAAAAAGAGGCAGAACCTTTCGCTGGCATATTCGATTTGTCGGATCTCCCACCGAAGATAACAGCCCTAGAGCAACAACTACAGGACCTCAAGGCCGTCGCGGAAACACCCATAGGCGACGTGGGGCTTTTGCCGGAGGACCTGAAAGATAAGACCGTCGCGGAACGGGAAGCAGCACTCAAGGATATGGCCAAGCGGAAACGGGAGATCGAAGAAGGTTTGGGCGTAACGGAAACAGAGATGACCGAAGAGGAGCTTCGCACTCCAGAGGTTGTGGCACTTGACGAACCAGTGGAACGTATGAAGAAGGAAATCGCAGACCTCAAGGCAAAAGAGAGAGAGCAAAAACAGGTCGCTCAAGAAGCTACGGCGGCAGAGGATGCAGCCCCGTGGGTAAAGAAGGCAGGAGCAGCAGCAGGGCTAGCGGGGATGGTGACGGGGGTGTTGGGTTCGGGGGGCGCGGCAGCGGCACAATCGGCATCGCAGATGGAATCGGCAGCGGCGCAGATCGGAGCAATAACCAGGGAGCAAGCGGAGAGGGAAGCGAAGTCGACAGAGTTGTCGCGTAAAGGTCTTGAGATGAACCTCAAGAGTGTGCAGGAACAACGCAACAAAATGCACAAGCAGAACATGGGTGACATCGCAAAAGAGAAGGCCGCAGAAGAGGCCAAAGCAGAAGCCGAAAGAAAGGCTGCTGAAGAAGCAGCGGGGAAGGGGCCTCCCGGTGTTCCGGGCCGGATGAGAATCAGGTATAAGCCCACACCGCCACCGCCACCTGCACCGATGGCTATTGCCGGTGTGGGTGAGCGAATGAGCTTCGCAGAAGTGCAGAACCAAATGCAACGAACAATCACAGCGGGCGAACAGAAGCAGATCGACGAATTGCAAAAGGCGAATGAGTTACAAGAGAAGGCAAACGAAATCGCAGAGGAGGCGAAGGACCTACTTGAGGACGCCAAGGAACCTGGTTGGGGTTAATCATGGGAAGTGAATTTGAGGAACTGGCGGGGTCACCGACTGAGCACTACGGCCCGGACGGCGTGACAGCAAAGCGGGAAATCATTTGCGACTGGAGTATCCGTGGTGCTATCTTGCGCGAACTACTTGGCGACGGGTATGCTTTCGGCGGTACGGGACCGGCTCAATACCCTAACAACGAATATGTAGTTGTTGCAACGGTAGACGTCAAGCCCTTCCCCAATACGCCGGACGAACAGCTCAATTTCGATGACATTACGGCTGACATCAACACGTACACCAGCAGGTTTGCAAAACTTTCGGTCCAGTACAAACTACAGCCTCGGGTAGGTGGAGGAAGCGAACCGGAGGAAGGTCCTGAACCCGGGACGTTCCTGACGTACAATATGAACCTCGGAGGCGAGTACGTCAAAGTCTACGACAGTATCGGACTGCACTGGGAAAGCAACGCGGTGATTCCCGTACCTGAAGATGCGTTGCCGACGATCTTGGTGCCGTCGAGCGTGCACGTTCTCTCGTGGTCGCTGGTCAAGTCTCCGCCGTGGTCCGCGATATCATTCTTGCGCGGCAAGGTCAACGCTACTGTCTTTTGCGGCTATGCGGCCCAAACGGTGCTTTTCGAGGGATGTCAGGCGTCGAAGGAATTCGTCTATTGGGATGAACTGGACGAGCCTCAATTCTCTTGGAAACTCACCTATACCTTCCGGGAGAAGACGATTTCCAGCACGGCCGGACCGCCGATAGCCTACTATGGTTGGTGCCATACGTTCAGGACGCAAGGTGCGGCCCCGGGGTGGGATCGGCTACTTGACATCGGCAACAATTATATCTATGAGGAAGGTACCGCGGCCAACTTCAACGCTCTTTTCAAGTACCCCACAGCATGACGATTCCGCACGTATCACGTGGCGAACGCCCCAAGGCTGATTCTCAGAACCTCTTGATCGATCAGAGCAATGAGGCCGCGAGACTGGCGGGGCTGACTGGCCGCGAATTCGCGGAAGACCGAGCGGGGCGGTTGCAACTCTTTCAGCTTGCAACCGATCTTGTCTATCCGACGATCCCCGTTGATCCTACCGTGTTTACAGTCGAGCCCACGCCCTACACTGAAGAGGCTCAGCTAGTCTATTGTTACCAGGCCGACGCGGCGGACCTGGACGGCAGCGGCAACAAGATCCGATCGTATGACGTTGATCCAGACACACCGGACGCCGATAGTAAGGTCTACACGCTTTGGCACCCGACGGTATTCAGGGACGCGAACGGCTGGGCGATTGGACAGCCGACGTTCTTTATCGGTGATCAAGTGCTTGCCCGGTGGAACCGGCAGTCGACGCGATGGGAGATTGTGGCCCCGGCTTGCGACGTATGGGCTTTCGAGCTGAAGGAGACCCTGACCCAGTGGACCGGTGGAATCGTCGACGCCTACTTGCGGCTGTGGGATATTTCGTTGCGGGATTACGTCACGGATTGTACTCGGGAATTCGAGGTCGCGGACCGGCGGGACGTTGGCTACTTTGGGGCAGTCGGGGCCACCGGTTCCGCCAAGATCAAAGGCAACGGTGCAAGTCTGCTTGGTGTAATCGAAGAGTTGCGTTGCCCGTCGGATTGTGTCTGCGGTGAAGACTCAGGACCGGCGGCTTCGTGTTCATCCTCTTAGGCACGGTAGTATGGTAAGCCTCGTCTTTATTTTCTTCACGCTATTCCTTTTGTCTTGGTGGTGGAGCTGCTGCAAAT